GGCAGAACGAATACACATTACTCGAAATGTGACATCAGAAAACCTCTCGTTTAACTCGATCATCATTTTAAATGAAATTCCTTTCAGATTTATTTCATCACCTATACGGTTTCCGGTCCCGACCATTGGGTCTCCGGTACCAATTGTGGTGCGCAAAAAGGTATTTGCTGTCTCGAGATCCACGAAGTTGTTGTGAAAAACTTGTGTTCCGTCTGTATATGATGTCGTGCTTTGCTTGGTCTCAATCTTTTGCTTGAGCATATTCTGTACTACGCGGGCAATTCCCGCTTTACCGGCAAATCTAACCTTACGTTTCTTAGCAGGCGGCCTAATGTACGAACGTCTCTTGACATTTCCTGTCCGCTTGCGTTTAACACCGGGCATGAGTGGTTTCTACCCATGTCTTATATAGTTCCCACTCGTCTTTTGTATTGGGGTAACTACGTCCGGTTTTCACCTTATATTCGAACAATCTAGGATTGGGTGTCTCATACACATATAGCGGAAATTTAACTATATCCTGGCGTCCTTGAAAAGGACATCCTTCCAAATAGCTTTCGAACTTTTGAACGTGATGCATCCCTTTTCACAGCTGTCCTTAAATACTTGTTCATAGAAAGTTGGCATTCCACGTCTCGCCCATTCAGGGCTGATAATATACCGTGGTTCTCCCTCGTCGTCCATTTCTTCCAACATATACATGATGCAATCTTCAATCTTTTTGAGTTCAAATCGTTTCCGATCTTGACGCCATCTCCATATTTGATACAGCATTCGGGCACTGGTCAACATAATGGCACCCTTTCGAACTTTGGCAGTAGCTCGGTCGGGATTGAGGTTATCGAGGAGGTTGGCCTGGACCCATCGAGGGGCGGCATCGATCCATTGCTGGACCGCTCCTCCAGTAATAGGTTCAGTTTCTTCACGTGATGCGTATTGGATGTATGATAGAATACTATTTTGCATACACTTACCGCTAAAGCACTTATTACCATGTAAACCACACTTCTTAATTCTGATGCGAATTCTTTCAAGGTCTGCCTTAGATCCAGGCACTGCGACATGGAAATGTGGGTTGTTTCCATTCTTACCGATATGCGGAAATGCTATATACCAATCGAACCCATTTACGATTTCTTCGATTTCAGCCCATTGCTTAGGTGTGGTTAACCTAAAACTCACGTATTCTACGATCGTTGGCGCTCGCTTGCTTGCTTGCTCGCTTGCTTGGTCAGAGTCTAAAGTAGACTCTTCCATGTCAAAAATACCTCATTCCTTTATACAAAAAAATTTTTTTTTGAATTTGAATTCGTTTATTTTTGTTTTTTTATTGCGGCCTTCGGCCTTCATTATAAATTCATACCATGCGGTATCCAGCCTGCGGCGCCAAGCGCCTTATTCCTTCATGGTCATTAAAACCATTGTCATTTATTGCATCATAGTCATTTATTATCGGCACTTCGTGCCTAGATCGGCACTGGGACGAGTATCGGTGTGGGGGGGGCCAAAGGCCTCCGGCGTCAGGCGTCCGTGTAGTACATTGTCTTCACAACGTCATTCACACGTGCTACATAAAATACATCCTGTAGCGTCGTAAAATTGCTATAGGCATATAACATTAGCGTATAGTCATAAAACTTCGTCTGGAAAATAGATCCATTTTCATATGTAATTTTGCCGTTGCGTCCAAACTTGGTGCCAGGAATCCAAAACTTGACGATCCTGGTGGCACGAGAAAGACTAGTATTGGCACTATCTTGCGCATTAACACCAGATGCAAGTTCAGTCACCTTAATGTCACCGCCCCACGTACTTGAATTAGGGGCCCTAATCTTGAATGTCTTATGAAAAATCATGGTATAACGTTCAACGTTGATTTGATCCAACATCTTATTGCCAGACATACCTTTCCATAGGTTGTCACGTGTGGGTACATCACCCTTGGCAGAACGAATACACATTACTCGAAATGTGACATCAGAAAACCTCTCGTTTAACTCGATCATCATTTTAAATGAAATTCCTTTCAGATTTATTTCATCACCTATACGGTTTCCGGTCCCGACCATTGGGTCTCCGGTACCAATTGTGGTGCGCAAAAAGGTATTTGCTGTCTCGAGATCCACGAAGTTGTTGTGAAAAACTTGTGTTCCGTCTGTATATGATGTCGTGCTTTGCTTGGTCTCAATCTTTTGCTTGAGCATATTCTGTACTACGCGGGCAATTCCCGCTTTACCGGCAAATCTAACCTTACGTTTCTTAGCAGGCGGCCTAATGTACGAACGTCTCTTGACATTTCCTGTCCGCTTGCGTTTAACACCGGGCATGAGTGGTTTCTACCCATGTCTTATATAGTTCCCACTCGTCTTTTG